AAGATAACCAATATTCTTGTTTGCCAGACATGCTGGGAGCCAGATCAGCCTCAGTTGCAGCTTGGGATGTATCCGATCAATGACCCACAGGCAGTTAGGAACCCTCGCCCTGATACGAGCTATAATTCGTCAGGAACCAGTGGGTTACAGTTAGTTCCGGGAAGCACCGGGTACCCAGAAGGCGGAAGTAGAACTTATCAGTGGGGTTGGAAGCCCGTTGGTGGTAGTTCTTCAGAAGATATAGGGCTTACTCCTAACTACTTAACCTCTGCCGGGGAAGTGGGAACGGTTATGTTTAACGTAGCGGCGTGGAGTGCTTCGACCAACTATGCTGTAGCTGATTCTGTTTCTTACAGTGGTGGGTATTATCTAGCAACTAAAGTGAACATAAACCATGCTCCAACAGATGTAACGTACTGGGAATCTAACTAGGAGATTTAAATGAATCCGAAACAAGTAAAGATCATTGCTGATGTTGAAGTTAAGAAAGGCGTAAAAGGGCATGAAAAGGCTATGCATAAAATGAGTAAGGGCGGCCCTACGGGTATGGCTATGAAAGCTGTAGGTCGTAACATGGCTCGTGCGAACAATCAGAGGGGCAAATAATGGCTGATAACAAACCTGCTTCTGCCTACGCTAAACCTCACACGATGCGTGGTGGGTCTGTGACGGTAAGCAACAACCCCGGTTCCGGTAATGATATGAGTCAGCTTAAAAACCGGGTTATGAGTACTGGCAATGTCAGCACTTCAATGAACAACGAGATCAAGACCTCTGGCATTCAAGTGCGCGGTGGTAAGGCGCAGACCAAAGGTCGTATGGCTCGTGGCCCAATGGCGTAAGCAATGAATTACTCCGAGCTATTCATAGCCGTAAAGGGCTACCTTGAGAACGATTTCCCAAGCACTGTCTTTACCGATAGTGCGGGGTCGTCTTCGTCTAGTGCGGCTACCCTGACTAGCAAAGAGCAGGTTAATACGTTCATCACTCAAGCAGAGCAGCGGATATATAACACCATTCAGTTCCCTTCGCTTCGTAAGAATGTGACGGGTACGTTGAGTACCAATAACAAATATCTTTCTTGCCCCACTGATTTCTTGGCTGTCTATTCGATGGCGGTTGTAAACACAGATGGCTCCTACTCTTTTCTTTTGAACAAGGATGTGAACTTCATTCGTGAGTCATATCCGATTCCTACTGATACAGGGGTTCCTGCCTACTACGCATTGTTTGGGCCAGTATCCACCAATGAAGCAGAACTAACCTTTATCCTTGGGCCAACACCTGATTCTACCTACACGATGGAACTGCATTACTTCTACTACCCAGAGAGCATCACAACCACCGCTTCAGGCACCACATGGATTGGGGACAATATTGACTCTGTTCTCCTCTACGGCTCGTTGGTCGAGGGCTACACCTTTATGAAAGGTGAAGCTGACATGATTGGCCTCTATGAGAAGAAGTATCAAGACGCCATGATGTTGGCTAAACGCCTTGGCGATGGCATGGAGCGCAGGGATGCTTACCGTTCTGGTCAGGCTAGGGTTCCTGTGCAATGATCGCTCAAACTCTCACGACTTCTTTTAAAACGCAGCTTCTGACGGCTACGCATAATTTCACTGCGTCCACAGGGGATACGTTTAAGATAGCGTTGTATTTGTCTACAGCATCTCTGGGCGCGGACACGACTGTTTACACGGCTACAGGTGAAATAACAGATACTGGATATACTGCGGGCGGAATAGCTTTAACGGCAATCACACCTACGTCATCCGGCACTACGGCGTATACATCGTTTAGCGCAGCTACGTTTACAGGCGTTGTGTCTTCAGTGATTGCGGGGGCATTGATATACAACAGCAGTAAATCTAATAAATCGGTAGCGGTGCTAGACTTTGGGAGTATGAAAACCTCTTCTGTGGCTACCCCGCTGGTTATTACATTCCCGACAGCTTCAGCTACAACAGCCATTATTCGGCTCCCCTAAGAGGTTATTATGACTATTGAGAAAGCAAAATCTACCGATACTGTGAGTAGCGGCCTTGTGGCTGGTACTAAATCTGGTGAGTCTGCCGTGGCGCTTGGGCGGTTTGATTTTGAATGTATTGGTGCAGATGGCAAGGTTAAGTGGACTGGGTCTGCTCCAAATCTGGTGGTGAACGTAGGTTTGGCGTATATGGCTGGTTCTGCGCTGACTAGTGTTACTGCAATAACCACTTGGTATGTTGGCCTGTATGGTGCGGGCGCGTCTAACACCCCTGCTGCTGCGGATACCATGTCGAGTCATGCTGGTTGGACTGAGAATGTTGGCTACAGCAATGCTACTCGTGTGGCTTGCACGTTTGTCACAGCGACAACTGCCAACCCCTCTGTTGCGACAAACACAGCTTCACCTTCGTCGTTTACCATCAATGCAACTTCTACAGTTGGTGGCGCGTTCCTGACCAGTGGCAGTGCTAAGAGCGGCACGGCGGGAACACTGTTTTCAGCAGCGGACTTTTCTTCTCCGGGGGATAGGTCTGTGACTTCGGGTGACACATTGAACGTGACCTACACTATGAGTTTGGCGGGGTAATGGCTGGATGGAGTTCAGGCACATGGGGTGAATCTGGCTGGGGCATGTCTGTCTATGCCAGTGATCTAGCTGAGACAGGAACGGCAACAGAGGCGGTAAGTAGTACGCAGACGTTTATAAGTGCAGTAGCAGAAACAGGAACATCGACTGATGCATTTACCGTAGCAGCAAGTATATTCAACGCACCTGTAACTGAAACAGGAACCAGCACAGACGCAGTAAGCGCGGCGCAGATATTTATAAGCACAGTAGCAGAAACAGGGACAAGCACTGACTCGGTAAGTAGCAAACAAATATTTGCAAGTACGATAGCGGAGACTGGAACAGCAACAGACGCGGTAAGTAGTAACCAGACGTTTGTAAGTGCAATTTCTGAAACAGGGACAGCGACTGATTTATTTGCGTGTGTGTTTCTCTGGAACGTAATTGACGATACGCAGACTCCAAACTGGACAGGTATCAGCACTACACAAACTCCAAGCTGGGGAGCGATAAGTAATACGCAGACACCCAACTGGACAAATATTTAATTAGGGAAACAACATGGCCTCTACGTATTCGACAAATCTCGCGCTGGAGCTTATTGGCACAGGCGAACAATCTGGTACTTGGGGAACCACAACCAATACCAACCTTGGCACTCTGTTGGAGCAAGCCATCAGTGGCTATGTAACCCAAGCCATTACTGACGGATCGGGTGCGAACACTACGATTACGATCCCCAATGGCGCTACGGGTGTAGCTCGTAACATGTTCATTGAGATGACGGGTGCTTTGTCGTTCTCCACGACTAGCCTGATTGTCCCCGCCAACAAGAAGATGTATTTCGTCTACAACAACACTTCCGGTGGTTTTGCTGTAACCGTGAAGGTGTCCGGTCAGACTGGGATACTTGTTCCTACAGGCAAGAAAGTCGTTCTGACCTGCAACGGCACGGACATCGTAGAGGCACATACCGCTATCGTTGGTAACGCCACAATGGGCGGAACGCTGGGTGTAACCGGAACCACCACCGCAGCGGCAATCAACGCCTCTGGCACGGTAGCGATGGCAGGAGCAGCTACCGTTGGGACTACCCTCGGTGTAACGGGCGTAGCCACGTTAGGCAACGGCGCAATTCTCGGCACCCCCGCCTCCGCGACACTTACTAACGCAACCGGACTGCCAATCTCTAGCGGTGTTTCAGGTCTGGGGACGGGCGTAGCTACTGCGCTGGGAGTTAATACAGGCTCCGCTGGCGCGATGGTGTTGTTTAACGGTGCGCTTGGAACTCCGACATCCGGCACAGTAACCAACCTAACCGGCACTGCCTCAATCAATATCAACGGCACCGTAGGCGCTACGACTCCTGCTGCGGGTGCGTTTACCTCACTCACTGCATCCACAACCCTGACTGTAACGGGGGCGGGTTCCATTGAAGGTCTAACAGTAGGCCGTGGTGCAGGTGCTGTAGCGACGAATACGGCGGTGGGTGTTAGTGCTTTGGCGGCTAATACTACTGGCAACAATAGCGTGGCTGTAGGCTATCAAGCATTAAAAGCAAACACAACTGGTGAGTTCAATGTTGCTGTTGGTACTGACTCACTAAAAAGCAATACAACAGGCGGTTACAACACAGCGGCTGGCAGAGAGGTAATGGCGACAAATACAACAGGAGCCAATAATTCTGCTTTTGGGTATACCGCTCTTGTATTAAATACAACAGGTGGAAATAACACAGCAATGGGCTATCAAGCCCTTCTATCCAACACCACAGCATCAAACAACACTGCTGTAGGTTATCAGGCGGGTTATGCAAATACTACTGGACTTCAAAATACCGCGCTTGGTTATTTGGCGATGTATAGCAACACTACTGCTACTCAAGGGTTGGGTGTTGGCTCTCAGGCTTTATACAGCAATACAACAGGCGCTAACAATACAGCCGTTGGAGCGGCTTACCCTCTTTACTACAACACGACTGGAAGCAACAATACCGCAGTAGGTATGCAGGCTCTTGGCTCCAACACCACAGCATCAAACAACACTGCTGTAGGTTATCAGGCGGGGTATACGAATACAGCGGCAAACCAAACTTTTGTTGGTTATCAGGCGGGACTTAACACAACTACAGGACAACAAAATACTGCCGTAGGACAAGAGTCGCTAAAAGCAAACACAACGGGTATTGGCAACGTTGCAATGGGTGCGGGAGCGCTTCTTTCTGCAACAACGGCTAGTAACAACACTGGTCTTGGTTATGGCGCACTTCAGTCCAACACCACAGCATCAAACAACACTGCTGTAGGTTATCAGGCGGCTTACACAAACAGCACGGGCACAAACCTCACAGCTATTGGTATTCAGTCTGGTTATTTGTTTGTTGGTTCTGTCTCCGAAGCATACGGAAGCACGTTTTTGGGTCGCCAAGCGGGTCAATCAACATCAAGCGGATATGACAATGCTTTTGTTGGCGCAAGGGCTGGTAACTTAAACACAACAGGCGCAACAAACGTAGCTGTAGGCGCTGCCGCCCTCTACTCCAGCACCACAGCATCTAACAACACCGCTGTAGGTTATCAGGCGGGGTATACAGGAACTACTGCGGCAAACAATGTGTGGGTTGGCTACCAAGCGGGTAAATCTGCAACAGGAAATTACAATGTTGGTGTAGGTGACAGAGCACTTACTGCAATGACAAGTGCCGAAAAGAATTCAGCATTTGGCATGATAGCATTGTTTTCAAATACAACAGGTTCATACAACACGGGTATAGGAAGTTCTGCATTAGAAGGAAATACTACAGGCGGTAACAATACTGCTGTTGGATTGCAAGCACTCCAAGCAAATACCACAGCATCTAACAACACTGCTGTAGGTTATCAGGCGGGGTATAGTGGCACTACCGCAACTCAAGTGGTTGCAATTGGTGGCGGGGCTTTATACGCAAACACAGTCGATTACGGCACTGCTGTCGGTTTTCAAGCGTTGACTGCCAACACAACTGGTGCGGGAAATGCCGCTTTTGGTGCAACTGCTTTGGCAGGTAATACAACTGGTTCGGGAAATAGTGCGTTTGGTACATTTGCGTTTGCGGTATCAAATAGTCCATTACAAGCTAACACTACAGGCAGTAACAATTCCGCATTTGGTTTGGGTGCGTTGGCTGCCAACACCACAGCATCTAACAACACTGCTGTAGGTTATCAGGCGGGGTATAGCAACACGACTGGTGCTGGTAATACATTTGTTGGTTACACAGCAGGAACAGCAGTAACTACAGGGTCAAATTTAACTGTTATTGGTAATGCTGCCGTAGCATCTGCTGTTGGTGCAACAAATGAAATTACTTTAGGCAACAGTTCTATTGCTACATTGCGTTGCCAAGTAACTACCATAACGGCTCTATCTGATTCTCGTGATAAAGAAAACATACAAGAATTGCAAGCAGGATTAGATTTTGTAAGCAAATTAAAGCCCGTATCATTTGACTGGAATATGCGTGATGGCGGTAAAGTTGGAATTGCAGATACTGGTTTTATTGCACAAGACCTTAAACAAGTCCAAATTGATACTGGAATAACTATTCCTGATTTGGTTTACGAAGAAAACCCAGAAAGACTTGAAGCTGGTTATGGCAAGTTATTGCCTGTAATAGTCAAAGCCATCCAAGAACAACAAGCAATTATTGAATCACTCAAGGCACGTTTGGATGCCGCTAATCTTTAAACTGAAAGGTAAATCATGACAACTTTCACCACAACCATCACCCGCATGTACACCCTGCAACAGCCTGACCCAGACTATGTCGTCAACGCTTTGTGGGAAGTCACTGGCGTAGATGGCACTAACACTGCCTCTATCGGTGGCAACACGCAGTTCAACTCTGCTGACCAAGAGGGTGCATTCATCCCCTACGCCAGCTTGACTCAAGCGCAGGTCATTGGCTGGATTCCTGAGTCAGCCATTACAAGCGCACAGCAGTGTGTGCAGGGACAGATCGACAGCATGATCACGCCCCCTGTTAGTCCGGCAAATACACCGTTGCCGTGGGGCGCGTGATGAACCTGCTTAAAAGCAAAACAGTCTGGTATGCGATTCTAATCGCAGTCTTGTCCATCGTTCAGGGCTATATAGGTTTGCTGCCGATGACGCCGGTAGCACAGATGGTTATCGGGATAGGTATCTCGGTGGGCATCGTTATTTTGCGTCTACTCACCACTCAACCGATAGGGGATAAGTAATGATTAACTTAGAACTCGATGTAAATGAAGTGAACGGCATCCTGCAAGCACTGGGTAACATGCCTTTTGCTCAAGTAGCACCGCTGATACAGAAAATACAATTACAAGCGCAGCCACAGGTGAAAACCAACGGCGCAGACGGTATCGAAGCACCGATTCAATAAGGATTTACTGTGGATAACCAGCATCTCATAAACGCGCTTATCGGTGGCGGCTTTGCAATCCTCGGCTGGTTTGCGCGTGAGTTGTGGGGCGCGGTCAAGGAGCTACGAGCCGACCTCGCCGCGCTGCGTGAAGATTTACCGAAAGAATATGTTGCGAAAGACGATTACCGCGAGGACATCAAAGAAATCAAAGCAATGCTTGAGAAGATATTTGAGAAACTTGAGAACAAGGCCGACAAATGAAAAAGATACTCCTCCTCGCTCTGCTGCCAGTAAGCGTATCTGCTGCTGACCTGATGATGTGCAACGGTGAGTATGCACTGTGCGCCGCCAGTGGCTCCACGCCTACAGGCAGGGCAATAACAGTTAAAGGTAAGGTGTTTCAAGAGGGGATGGCAGTCTGTCCGGTGCTGACAGGCCGAAGCGTAGCCAACGGTGCGCTGATGAATAACTCATGCGATGCTCCTGCCGGTAAAGTGTGGAGCCTGTTTTCCACTGTTAGCGAAGCGCCACAAGCGCCAAGCTGGGCAGTTGCGCCGTTGGTGAGTCGATCATTCACTCTCGGCAAAGATTCGGGTATGTCGAACCAGTGGTCATTCCTTTGCGACAAACAAGCCAAGCCAGTAAACGGTGTGCAGCTTGCCTCTTGCTACGGCCCGATAAACGAATCACCAGCCACCAACGGGCATATCAAGCCGGGTGCTAAAATTGTTACTGATGCTCCAGTTGGAGTGCTGAACCCTGTGGGCGGTAACTTTTGAACCCGCTACTCATTTCAGGTTTGTTCTCTGCTGCTCAATCTTTAATCTCTAGGTTTTTTCCAGACCCGGAGAAACAAGCAGAGGCCCAAAGAGCGTTGCTTCAGATGCAGCAGAACGGCGACCTAGCGCAGCTCGCTGCCGAGACTGACCTTGCAAAGTTACAGATTCAGGTAAATGTAGAAGAAGCTAAAAGCACAAACTGGTTTGTAGCGGGGTGGAGGCCGGGTATCGGCTGGGTGTGCGGAGCAGGGCTGGCCTACGCCGCGCTGATTGAACCGTTTGCTAGGTTTATTGCAAAGGTTTGGTTTGGGTATACCGGCGAGTTTCCGGTCATCAGCACTGACTTAACTTTGCAGATTTTAATGGGCATGTTGGGGCTTGGTGCTATGAGATCGGCTGAAAAAATCAAAGGCGCAGAAGGCAACAGATGAAAGAGAACTTTGAAAAATCGCTAGAACTTGTTCTCGCTCACGAGGGGGGGTACGTCCACCACGCTTTAGACCCCGGTGGCAGGACGAATCTCGGCGTTACACAACGCGTGTGGGAGGATTATGTCGGACACTCAGTTGACGAGCAGGCAATGCGACAGCTCACGAAAGAAATGGTGGCTCCGCTCTACCGCAAGCAATATTGGGATGTTTGCCATTGCGACGATCTGCCTGCTGGGGTTGATTATCTTGCCTTTGATTTTTCTGTTAATGCTGGGTCTTTCCGTAGCATTAAAACTATTCAACGTGCATTAAACATAACGGCTGATGGTGTCATTGGCCCCGTAACTATAAAAGCTATACAGGACGCAAATGCAGAAGAATTTATCAACAATTTTACAAACGCTAAAGAAGTGTTTTATCGCGGTCTGGCAAACTTTCCGACTTTTGGCAGAGGTTGGCTTAATCGCGTTGCAGAAAGCAAGAGAATTGCCGAAGAAATGATTGTTTAAACAGGTGCAACATGCCATTACAGAAGCTCCAATTTAAACCGGGTATCAACAGAGAAGGAACAAACTACTCTAACGAGGGCGGTTACTATTCCGGGGACAAGGTTCGCTTTCGTTCTGGCTACCCAGAGAAAATTGGGGGTTGGCAAAACATATCCTTTACCTATACCTACAAAGGTGTATGTAGGCAGATGTGGAATTGGATTCCGTTGGATGGAGCCAATTTAAACGCGTTAGGCACGAGCCAAAAGTTCTACGTGGAGAATGGCGGGTTCTACAACGACATCACACCACTGGCTGCGGCGGCTGCGGGCATTAACAATAACCCCTTCTCCACAACATCAGGCAGCAGGTTAGTTACCGTTACAGACACAGCACATGGTGCGTCGGCGGGAACCTTTGTTACCTATGCGGGGGCTACTGACACAGGCGGGATTCTCGCTGCTACCCTGAACACTGCGTTTGAGGTCATTACCCTGATTGACGGGAACAGCTACACCATTATTAGTCCCACAACTGCTACCAGCACCGCTGTGGGTGGGGGCGCAAGCGTAACCGCAGCTTATGATATTTCCGCTGGTGGCTCCATTTACACAACAGGTGTGGGTTGGGGCGCGGGGCCGTGGAGCCGAGGCACTTGGGGTTCTGCGTCCGCCGTAGGGGTGGGAAGTCAGTTACGGCTGTGGTCAATTGACAACTTCGGGCAAGATTTGGTTTTAGCTCCGCGCAACGGGGCGCTTTACTACTGGGCCAAGGATATAACGACCTATCCTAAAGCTATCACTTTAGCTGCTGCATCCACAACCGCTGGGTATGACGGAACCTATGTACCAAGCCAAACACTCCAGATATTGACCTCTGGGCTTCAACGGTTTGGTTTAGCATTTGGAGCCAATCCTTACGATCCAACTACGCCAAGCACCACGTTTGATCCAATGCTTGTACGTTGGTCAGATCAGGAAAACATTTACGATTGGGTTCCGACAACCTTTAACCAATCAGGTGAACAGCGTCTGTCTAATGGATCAACCATCGTTACAGCAGTTCATAGTAGGCAGGAAAATGTAGTGTTTACAGATACGGCTGTTTTTGTCATGCAGTATCTGGGGCCACCCTACATCTGGGGATTTCAGTTAATAACTGACAACATCTCTGTAGCCTCCCCCAATGCGGTAGCTTCGGCAAACAACATAATTTACTGGATGGGTGCGGATAAGTTTTATACTTATTCGGGTAGGGTTGACACGCTGGACTGCACTATCTGGAAGTATATATACAACAACATCAACAAAGACCAACTGTATCAAGTTATGGCGGGTACGAATGCCGCATACAGTGAAGTGTGGTGGTTTTACCCGTCAGCAAATAGCTTAGTAAACGATAGCTACGCCATATATAACTACAGCGAACGTATCTGGTATTACGGGAGTTTAAGCAGAACGGCATGGTTGGACAGCGCGTTGAGACAGTATCCAATGGCGGCATTCAGTGTTCAGATAACTTATCTGGCGGCTGCTATAACCGCATCCGATACAACCATACCGCTTCTCAATTCCGGGGCTTATCCCACTACGGGTTCTATTCAGATTGATTCTGAAATCATTTCTTACGCGAGTAACAGCAATAATGTTTTGACCGGGTGTATCAGGGGGTTATTAAACACCACCGCTGCATCCCATGTGCAATACACAATAGCTCCGTTATACACACCCAATCAAGTCATGTTCCATGAGTATGGTGTCGATGATGGTTCTTTATCAATTTCCACAGCGATTGCAGCCAACATACAGACCTCTGACTTTGATATTGGAGACGGGCATAACTTCGGGTTCGTGTGGAAAATGCTGCCGGATGTGACGTTTAACGGGTCTAATGTTAACGCGCCCAACCTATACTTGACACTCAAACCGAGGGTGAACTCCGGTACAGCTTACGGGGAGCCTGATCCAAACGCAGTGTTAAGTGCTGACAACTTTGCCGGTAATACTACATACACCATAGAAACCTACACCGGGCAAGTCTACACGCGGTTGCGCGGGCGGCAGATGTCGTTCAAGATTTCATCTACAGCACTGGGTGTGACTTGGCAGTTGGGTGCGCCAAGAATTGATATCAGGCAAGATGGACGACGGTGAGTAAGGACTTACTAACATGTATAACATATTCCCCGCTAAATCCCCCAACCTACCCATAGGCGGGGATGAGTACGATCTTGGGTATCAGAACCAGCTTAATAATGCCTTGCGTCTTTACTTTAACCAATTGGACAGCAATACACAGCAGTTCATTGAAGGAATAAATAGCGTAACGACCCTGCAATGGATGGGGAGTGACTGATGGCTTTTCAGAACATCATAGGGAACGTGCTTATACCGGCAACTGCGGTTACAGGGGCTTTTGTTACGTTATATACTACCCCTGCGTCCACTCGTACATTCTTGAAATGTATAGACATTTGCAACACCACGGGCGGGGCGCTGACTGTGTTTGTTTCCTTGGTTGCTACGGGCGGGACAGCAGGAACGGCAAACGCCTTGTACTCAGGAATAAGTATCGCTGCAAATGCAGTTCTACAGTGGCGCGGGTTGCAGGTATTGGTTGCTGGGACGTTCATCAGCGTCAAAAGCACGACCACAGGTTTAACTATAACCGCCAGCGGCGGCGAAGCTACATAATTCGGAGCGTATAGCTATGAGCCTAAACCTTTATGACGCAAGCGGAAATATAATAGGGCAGCAAGGGGGTTTATTGGGTAGGCAACGCGAAACCCTGATGGAGCTGGGAATGGATAAAAGCCCTTTACAGCAACCATTAGGAACAACAACACTCCCCCCACAAATAGGGCAAATTCCGCAAACGCCTAATTTGAGCAGCTACGGTCAGGCTGGCGGGTTGCAAACGTTTGATGACTTGCGGTCTCAAGGCTTACAGATGGGCCATGGCGGTCTGGGGATGAATCGAAGCGCACAACCATCTAACCAGCCACCTAAATCTTATACAAATCCTTCTGATTTTGAAGGATTGAATTTTGCATCAGCAGACACGGCTTTTGGTGGCGCAAATTATCAACGAATGCCAATGTTTAGTTATGCTGCTGGGACTTCAAAAGAAGATGTGCTAAAAAGTCAAGCTCCGTACATGACTCGTGAGAGCTATGAAAAACGGTTAGACAGTATAAGAGAAAATCAAACTCCGACACAAATGCAGCCACTCTCGCAGACGCCTTCAAATCAGCCAACACTCCCCCCACAAATAGGGCAACAACAGTTTGGCAATAGTGGTATTGGTAGTCTAGGTGGTGGCGGCGGTGGCGGGCAAACTAACGTCAGTTTAAATCTTCAGGGAAGCGCCACGATGAATCCTCAAGGAGCAAATCAAAATAGAGGGTATCCCGGAATGAACTTTGCGTCCGCGCAGGATCAGAGTAGGGGGACGATGATGTTTGCTGAAGGTGGCCCCGCCAAGCAAGGTGTAGGCAGTTTAGACCGTGGCAGGACTGGTATCCGTGAGATAGATATTATCAAGACTTATCTTTTGCATCTGGGTGTGAAGCAGGAACAGGTTCCGCAAATGATTCAGGCGGTGGTTAAGGATGGAGCGAAGTTTACCCGCGTTGGTAATACCATGATGTCTATGAAGCCTATTAGCCAGAATGCCGCGCAGGTTTATTTCTATACTGTTAGTAAGATGCCTGAGTTTATGGACGACGTTAAAGGCTTTATTAATAAGCTAAAGCAGAGTGGTATCAGCGTTATTTATATGAACAAAGAAGACCGAGATATCATGCAAGCAATTCAAGCTGCCGGTGCTAGTGTCCAGCCGTCTGACCGTCCTGAATTCAAGATAATGGCTGGGATATGAACACAGAAGTTACAGGGCAGAATCCTACCGGAGTTGCAACTGGGCGTTTAAACGCCCTTGCTCTGGAGGTATTAAAGCAACCACAGGTTGACTGCCCTGTAACGCATCACTTTGGCCCCAGTATATACATCCGGGAAGTTGTAATGCCAGCAGGAACTGTTGTTGTTGGTAAGCCCCATAAGACTGAGCATATGTGCAACATGATTTCTGGGCGCATGATTGTTGTTAATGAAGATGGGGATAGGATGGATGTAGTCGCGCCCTGTGTGTTTATGGCAAAGAAAGGCCGGAAGACTGCTTACATTATAGAAACAGTCCGGTTTCAAAATATTTTTTCAACGAATGAAACCGACATTGCGAAGCTAGAGGATATGCTAGTGGACAATACTCCGTTACTGGAAGAGGGAGAATAGTATGTCTTTTATTGGCGCGGCAACAGCGATGGGTTTGACTGGCATTGGCGCTACAATTGGTGCTGGCGTGATGATGGGCGGCGCTACGACTATAGGCATGAACTTGATACGCGGGAAAGACCCGTTTGATAACATAGGTCAAGGGCTGTTGCTGGGTGGAATAGGCCAAGGAATATTTGGGTCTGCTGGCGCTGCTGCTGGAGTTGGTGAGGGCGCTGCGGCTAGTGCATCATTTGATGCGGCAGGGAATATGATACCCATAAAAGATATGGCTACTACGGCTTTTTCTGATAGCGCCGCTGCTAATCTTGGTTCTAAATATGGCGGAACAAATATGTTGCCGGGTATGCCGGTATCAGACCCATATGGTCTAACTTCAGTTACAAATAATGCTAATTTAGCCCCTCATTCAATATATGGCGGTTCTAGTAGTCTGGCTGTACCAACGCCAGATGTTTATATTAATGACCAGCAATTTCTTGGCGACACAGAAGCGGCTATGCAAGCACGGCAATTAGGTGCTATGAAGCAAACTCAAGGGCTGGTCTCTATGCCGCCAGCGCGGGAAGCAGTAACTCCTGCAACAGTAGAGTCTTCCCCCGGCACTACAGCCATGCCGGTGCAGCCCGCAAATTACCTTGGCGGTTATCCTAAATCGTCATCTGGTACATCTTTTATGGATGATCCTCTTAAATGGATGAATGCCAACAAAGGAAAAACCGCGCTCGGTGCGGCTGCTGCTGCTGGCGCTATGGGTGCTTTCAACCGTAACACTGGTTTAAAGAACCTGCCTCCTCGCTCTTATCAGCGCGTCAACACTTCCTATAACCCCGGAACAGTTAATCCGAAATATGGTATGCCGGGAGAACCTTACTTCGTGGGTCAAGGCTATGGGCCAGAAACTCGTGAAACCTTCTATGGAGCGGCGGGTGGAGGTATCAGGGCTTTGAGTAGTGGCGGTGAGACTGCCCCCTATGTGCCGATGACTGCTCGTGGGCAGATGTCTTGGAGAGAAAACGTTCCTGATGATCTAGATGACTCTGCTGCGTTTAAACGGTATCTTAAATCTGACATCAATAAAAAAGAAGAAAAGGGTCAGGCAGAAATAGATAAGAACGTATCGTCGTGGCTAGAGCGCTATGCAAAAGCTGATGTTAAAGGTATGGCTGAAGGTGGCCCCGCCCAGCAAGTAACCCCGTTCCAACCCACATTCTCTACCGCTCCACAAGGTATTGGGTCGCTACCGTATCAGGCACCCAATGTTCCTGCAATGCAGTCTTCTCCAACGGACTATAACCAGTCCCCGCAGTATGCCCCGACACAGCAGTATTCTGCCCCCGCAGCAAACCCTATGACAGCAGGTTTGGGTAGTTATTTGCAAGGGTTGCAATACAAAGCTCCTGTTACCCCTGCTCCCACCACTAGCACTACGTCACCTGCCGGATATAACCCAGCTACACAGACCTATGGGACAACCCCAGCTACCCCCACCACTGCTCTTCCCGTCACTCCGAAAACACGACAAGTGCCACAAGGCGAGGATGAACCAGACAAAACGGAATACCTACAGCCGGATGGTAGTTACTCCGATCTAAGCCCTGCGCTGACAGGTGTAACTACACGAACGATATCACGAGAGGCAGAGGATGGAGGAAACATATTGGAATACCAGTTGCCGGATAAAAGCTGGAGTTCCATCCACCCTGCGTTGGTAGGTCTAAATACACGACAAGTACAACAGGACGAGAAACCAGACATAACGGAATATCAGTCGCCGGATGGGAATTGGAGTTCCGCTAAAAATTTTGATTACGGGTCGCAAAACTCTAAACCCCCCGTTACTATTTACGACCCCAGCACACAGCGTTATATACCAAAACCTGTCTCACCTCCCTCAGATGAGTTGTTTTACACACAGCCCATCTCACCTGATGAATTTTACACACAGCCTGTCTCACCTCCCGCTTTTATGGGGGCAGGGAGAGAAGGATATTCCTCAGGAGACGACTCTGGTGGTGGATATGGCGATGGTGGTGGATATGGCGATAGTGGTGGCCCACCTCCCCCTCCTTCTTCTGGGTTCTTTGGTTATCCGGGTTCAGTTAATCCACCTGCCCCACCTCCCCCTCCTTCTTCTACTCCATATGGAACCTTTGACGACTCTGGTGGTGGATATGGCGATGGTGGCTTTAACTACGGTGGCGACGGTGGTGATGGAGACAAAGCTGGTGGGCCGATCAAGTCCAGAAGGTACGCTATGGGTGGTCTTGCGGCTCTACCTGAATACGCCGCTGGGGGTAAGTTGTTGAGCGGTGACGGTGACGGAATGAGCGATAGTATCCCTGCTGTAATAAAGGGAGCGCAGCCTCAACGTGCGGCACTGGCTGATGGAGAGTTTGTCATCCCGGCTGACGTAGTGTCTCATCTGGGGAACGGCTCAACGAAGGCTGGTGGCAAGCGGTTATATGAGATGATGGCTAATATCCGCAAGGCGAGGACAGGCAACCCGAAACAGGGCAAGCAGATTAACCCGATGAAATTCATACCGGCATGAACGAGAGAGAACTCAATACCACTGCAATACCTATAGGGTCATTGACACAGAATATACCTTTAATTCATAAGTATCTTGTAACAGCCGCTGAGTTGACGGACGGGCGTTGCCTTGTAGATGATTTAGTCAAATTTTTTTATACCGGACTTTTTACGTTATGGCTTATTTATTACGAAGACACCAAAGAAGTAATTGGGTTTTTTGCGCTGGAAGTTAAGGCGTACCCGCAATGCAAACTTATGTGTATTCAACATTGCACCACGGAGCCGGGAAGTATGAAAGATGGGTTTAACCAAAAGATGCAGGACACCATAGAAGCCCATGCTAAAGGTAACGGCTGTTCTGGGATTGAATTTGTTGGGCGGTTTGGGTGGAAAAAATACACCGACGAGTTAGGTTATAAAAAATCTAGCCAGATATATCAGAAAGCATTATTAGAGGTAACGATATGAAGCATAATTGGGAATTAGGGCCGGGATACGACCTCGACGCATTCCGTAGCGAAGGCGGAAAAATGAGGTTATATGGTAAAGGCGGTGGCTCCCCTGCTCCCGCGCCTTCTAGCCAGACGGTAAGCCAGACTAATATCCCCCCAGAGTTGATGCCGTATGCCACAAAAGTTCTTGGGCGCGCGGAATCCCTGACAGATATAAACCAGAATCCCTACCAGCAATACCAAGGGAACCGCGTTGCTGATTTCAACCCGTTGCAAACCCAAGCATTTAGCAATATAGCCGGGATGACCACAAACGCCGGAACCGGCAATGCGATGAATCAGACGCAGGATGCCTATAATCGTTCCGCAAATGCAGGGCCATATAACGCGCAGAACTTTGGTAATCAGTATGGATCAGGGCCGCAGTTTCAAAACATGGGGCTGGGTTATTTGGCAGCAAACGCACCGCAGCTTAACCAATACCAGATGGGGCAAGCAAATCAGGTTAGCGGAAACAATGTTAATAACCAGAATATAAATGCTGCTCAGTCTAATTACAGACCTGATCTAGACCAATACCAGATGGGGCCAGCAAGTCAAGTTCGCGGAAACAATGTTAGCAACCAAAATATAAATGCAGCACAGTCTGGTTACCAAGCAGATTTAAACGATTACCAAATGGGGCCAGCAAGTCAGGTTCGGTCACAAAACTTCGGACAGCAGTTTGCACAAGACTACATGTCACCCTACCAACAGAATGTAACTGACTTCCAGAAACAAGAAGCGGTTAAGGACTATGGGCGTCAATTGCCGGGTATGGGCGCACAGGCGGCTGGTGCTGGAGCGTTTGGGGGGACTAGACATGCGCTGGTTGCGGCAGAGGGGCAAAGGAATTTGCAAACTCAGCTTGGCGGTATCCAAGCAGCGGGAAGCCAAAACGCCTACCAGAACGCGCAGCAGCAGTTCAATGCTGACCAAGCACGGCGTCAGCAAGCGCAGATGTCTAACCAACAGGCAGGATTAACTGTTGGACAACAGAATCTCGCTTCTCAGCTTCAGACTCAAGGACTAAGGGCTGGTCAGAACTTACAAGTTGCCATGTCTAACCTGTCTAATCGTCAGCAAACAAACGTACAGAACGCGGCTAATAATCTGCAAGCTCAAGGAATGAATGCTGATCAAGCGTTGAGGGCGGCATTAGCTAACCAACAGGCGGGGCTTACCACAGGACAGGCAAATCTTTCCTCCCAACTGCAAACCCAAGCACTGGGGGCTGGTCAGAACTTGCAAGTTGCCATGTCTAACCTGTCTAATCGACAACAAGCAAATGTCCAGAACGCGGCTAATAATTTGCAAGCCCAAGGGATGAATGCGGAACAGGCGATGAGAGCGGCGTTAGCTAACCAACAAGCGGGGCTAACGGTTGGGCAACAGAATTTACAATCACAGCTTCAGACCCAAGCACTGGGTTCAGGGCAAAGTATGCAAGCCCAACTTGCCAATCAAGGGGCGTATGGGCAGATGCAAGGTCTTGGTATGCAACAGAACCTTGCAAGCAACCAACAGGCGATGCAGAACGCTGCCCAACAAGCCCAGTACGGGTTGGCAGGACAGCAAGCTGGGGAAGCATCACGGCAGTTTGGTGCTAACTATGGGCTTCAGAATCGTCAGCAAGCACTAGCAGCGGCAGGGCAGTTAGGGAATCTGGGGATGCAGCAGTATCAGCAGAACATGGGTATTAATCAAGCACAGCAGTTAAGTGGAGCGCAAATTCAGGCACAGGAGCAACAGAAACTTAGCCAGCAGTATCAGGACTTCTTGAACCAGCAAAACTACCCGTATAAACAGCTTGGCTTTATGTCTGACCTGATCCGTGGAACACCGACATCCGGTGGCGCAGCAACAATGTATCAAGCCCCACCTAGCGCGATGTCTTCAACTGTCGGGTTACTGGGTGGATTAGGCAGTCTTGCTGGCGCGTATAGCGCAGCACAGCCAAGACAGTAAGGAGCTAATATGATCGGTCAACAAGGTAGTTTGGGGGTATCCCCCGCAGAGCTTCTGGCAGCTAAAAATATGGCTTCCGGGAAGTCCAACATGAATAAAGAGATTTCCCTTGGTGGTGATCTGACGCGACTGATGTTGGCTGCGATGCAACTGAAGAAATCTCAAGCGGAGCTAGAGAAGCTAAAACTCACGCGGGGAGCCAATCCCCAGACCACCGTGGCGCAGGATGTGCAGAAAGGCATAGCGCAGTTACAAGGACAGCCCGAAGAGCAGCCCCAGCAGCCCCAGCAGCCCCAAGGTCAGCCCCAAGGTCAGCAGCAGCAAATGGCGCGGATGGGTTCGGGTATCGGTGGTCTACCTGCTGGCGCGATAGACAATGAGGATGCGTTTGCTGGTGGTGGGATCGTTGCGTTTGCTGAAGGTGATCAGGTAGAGAGCAAACCGATTACCATAACACCTGACCGCGAGGCTTTTAACTATTTTATCTCTCAAGGTTGGACTCCTGCTGCTGCTGCTGGTTTTGTAAGTAACATACAAGCCGAATCTGCTTTCAATCCCAATTCACAGCATGACTTTGATAAAAAAACAAATACTTATATTGGAACCGGACTTGTTGGGTGGAATGCTGGGCGTAGACAACAGTTAGAGGCTATGTATGGCAGCAAGCCTACATACCAACAACAACTTGAGTATCTCCACAAGGAATTAAGTGGTGAAACAAAAGATGAGCCGGGGACTGCTGGCGTTGGTAAACGGCTCCGTGATAATCCAAATATATCCGCAAACGATGCAGCAGCTATGTTATCTAGGGAAGGAATACGCCCCAAAGATAGAGAAGGACAGGCAAAATACAGAGGCACCCTTGCAGAGCAGTTGCTTACTGGCTTCACTGGTTCCGGTAATGCGAATGCCGCAGAGCCTCCAAGAGCCGCAGCCCCCACTGGTATAGCAGCAACACTTACGCCGAGTGAACTTCAGGCTAAAAGCGATAATGAAGCATTAAAAGCCGCAGGACGTGGAATCAAAGGTTTTGCTGACTCTGGTGTTGCCGCGCTCAAGGATTGGGCTACTGCAATTCCAAGGGCTGCATCAAGAGCGTATGGCGCTGTCACTGGTAATGAACCCCCGATGACTACTAATTCATGGACTCCGTATTCAGATGCGGATAGTGCAAAAAAAGAAGATGCTACCAAAGATGGAGCGCCAAAAGGACACCCGCAAAGCCATGAGCGGGGTAAAGATGAAGGGGCTGACTTGCCGTCTGTAGTTGCTATACCAGCGCAGCAAAGAGTGCAGCCACAGGTGATTACTTCTGACCGAGAGCCTGATTATAGCAAATATTCTCCAAATGGGAGAACTGCGCCCGCTATAAAATCGTTAAAGGACATAGCTAATGATACTTTATATACAGGACTGACTACTCAACCTTTATCTAGAGAGGCTTATGATAAGCAAGTGAATGCTATTGCAAAAAAAGAAGGCACTGACCCAGCGTCAATGAAAGAGTTTTTTGACAAACAATCAGCATCTTTTACCAATCAAGCAGTAGAAGCAAAGAAAAATAGAGATGTTGATCTATGGATGTCCGCCGCCCAAGGATTCTTTGCTATGGGAGCCGGTACTTCGCCAAGAGCCTTACAAAACTTCGCTATGGGTGCTGGGATAGGCGTTAAGCAAGCCCAATCTGCATTAAATGAATATGGGAAAGCTCAAAAAGAAATTAACGCCGCTCAACGAGACATTGCTAAATTTGAAATGTCTCATAGGGAGACACGCACAGCACAGCAAATTGCTTCTTATGATAAAGCACTTGCTCGTGCTGATCTTTTTGAAGCGAGGAAACTTGGTATTGCCGAAAAAGTTTGGGAAAGAATCATTAGACAAGATGAAATAAAAGAGAGTCGTTTAAACAGGGAATACACACAACGCAGAGATTTTGAAAGAAAACAATTAGATGATTTTAGAGATACTTTAAATAAAGACCCTGAATATTCTTCAGCAAAAAAAGCGTTTGAAGGCTTAGATCAACTGGCAATATTGTATAAAGATAAGCCAGCAGAATTTGCTGCTGAAACTAGGAAGATACAAGAAAGAATGAAGCAAGCAGAGACGCGTGTCAAAAGTGGGTATCCTGCTTTGGGAGGTAATTCAGGTGGTGCAAAATTCTTAGGATATGAATAATGCCTATCGCTCGTTTTGCGATGCCCGATGGCAGGGTCGCTCGGTTTGAAGTTCCAGAGGGATTATCTCCTGAAGAGGCTCAGGACTTAGTTTCCTCTTCTATTGCCAAACAGGAACAAAAATCTGAACCAGCAGTTGCCCCCACAGAAGCCGCCCCGGTTGAGAAACCTAAAGAAAGAACTTTTGGAGAGGCAGCTACCGATTTGGCTGCTGGTCTTACGTCTGGCATTGGTTCTGTAATTCAATTACCGGGGCAGCTTTATGGTTTGGCTACTGGTGATTTTGAAGACTCCGGGATACTTGGTTTTGGCAAACGTATTGCCAAATCCGGCGAAGACATGAAGTCTGAAGCATTGAAACAAAAAGAAAAGCAACGCTCACAAAAAATTCAAGATGCAGAAGATAAGGGACAGTGGGAGGCATTTAAAACCGCTTTTGGAGAAACCGTCAAAGACCCCGCTTTGTTTGCAAGTTTCCTCGCGGAGCAAGCGCCCCAAATGCTTGTTCCTTTTGGCGGGGCAAAGGTTATAAAAGGATTAACTCTTGCCAAAGGGTTACGTGCTGGACTTCCTGCAATCGAAGCTACCCAAGCCGCTGGCACAGCCGGGACTCGCGCTGCTATTGGAGCGGGGGCAGTTCAACAAGGGTCAGATATTGGAGCGGGCGCATATGAGGAACTCTATAAAGCCTTGGTGCTTAAAGGCACACCAGAAGAGGAAGCTAAAAGCCAAGCCTTAAACTTAGCCCGCGCCGCAGGAGCTTCAGGTGCAGTAATTTCTCTGTTAGCTCAAAGACTGCCCGGAGCCAAAACGCTGGAGGAATCTTTTGCTGGGGTTCCCGGAACATCAGGTCGTTTGCTAGGCGCTGCAAAAGGCGCTCTTGGTGAAACAGCCAGTGAGATAGTGGAAGAAACCGGCGGAAAGTTTGCTCAAAACGTCGCCATGCGGCAAGTGAATCCAGAGCAGCAACTAGCTCAAGGACTTGGCGCTACAGCAGGTATGGCGGCAATTGGTGGCGGTACGCTTGGTGGCGTGGCTGGCGCTCTCAGGACGCCTCAATCAGATCAGGCTACCCAACCCCCACCACCACCTCCGGAAGCGCCCCAGATCGATCCTGACAAGTATAGCGCGGTGATTAAGGGGCTTACCGCAGCCATCCCTGACTCCGGACTCACAGATTCTTCCAAACTGGGGGAAATCTTCAAAGCATCCGGCATTGAGAACGAAGCCGAGGTTTCGGCGTATCTCAACCAAGCGATCACTAGCGGTGAAATCGTTGCCAACTCCAACCCGGTTTTCAATGTTACC